TATAATACGGGTGTTTTTAATGCTAAACCTAATGGCCTGTGCCGCCAATGGTGCAGTACGTTAAGTTGCCCTCATAATGGGAAGAATAAGTAATTTACAAACCTTTGTTAACCAGACAGTGNCAAAGGGGTAATTGGCGGTTATCGGGTTATTGGCCTTACAAATACCGAGAGTGCAGGTGCGAGGTCCTACTAATTTACACTTTGCACGCTGCACTACCTATAATAATTAATGGAGACTAAAATGAATAAGGCGATAAAAGATTTGTTAGAACTTTATAATGACCCTAAAAATAGCTCTAAAGATAAGGAGCATTACGCGGCTAAAATTGTAGCCATACTTAATCAAACGACTAAAGGTAATTCAAGTGGCGGCTAAAAAGAGGGACTATACCCACGAGAGGGCGTTAGAAAAAGCAAAGCCCAGTGCTTTTGAAGCAAGGATGGAACGCCAACGCGCCAGACGAGCATTAGATAAAAAAGGTGTAGATCGTAAGGGCAAAGATGTATGCCACGTTAAATCATTGGCTAAAGGTGGTTCTAATAAAGATGGTACCTTCTTAGCCCCTGCTAAACAAAATAGAACCTTTGCTAGAGACACTGATGGCAAACCTAAAAACAAATATGACAAGCCAAAATGATAATAAAAACTCGATCTGTAAAACAATTGGCCAAAGATGCAGGGTTAAACGAAGAAATAATAGAGCGCAATATAGATGCCTTGTGTGAGTTTACATGGCGCATAGCTAAAAGAGAGAGAAAGTATTGTAGCAATAAGGTTAGAGGGTGGGTAATGAGTGCCGATATAGTTAAACCCCACTTACTTGACTTATTAAAAACAGAAGACGAAGAAGAGACGGATTACCTTTAAGCATAACCCCGATTCATCACCGTAAGTGATTGGTAAACAGGACTAGTATGGAAATCATAGATAATAAGGCGTTATTAATTCGCACTCGGACACCTGAGAAAATAACTCAGGTTATACAGCAATCTCAAGTGATACGTGAAATACCAGACATAGGCTACGAAGTGCTTGTTAAATGGACACTTCACAATACTGTTTTATTGCACATGTTGGGGTTTAAAAAAGCACCTTCTCCTATAGAAGAGCAATACGAGTGGCCGGGTATATTTAAACCTTTTGACCACCAAAAGGTAACCGCGTCATTTTTAACTACAAATAAGCGAGCCTTTTGTCTTTCAGAAATGGGCACAGGGAAAACAATGAGTGTAATCTGGGCTGCGGACTATCTATTAACAAAGAAGCTAATCACCCGCGTGTTAATAGTCTGCCCTTTATCAATTATGGATGCGGCATGGAGAGTAGATTTATTTAAAACGGCTATGCACCGTAGAGTGGATATTGCTCATGGGTCAAGGGATAAAAGGATTAAGGTTTTACAATCTGATGCGGAGTTCGTTATTATTAATTATGATGGTATAGAGATAGTAGTTAATGACATAGCTAAAGGCGGGTTTGACTTAATAGTATGTGATGAAGCGTCAGCTTTAAAAGTACCTACGACACGAAGATGGAAAGCTTTAAATTCATTGATAGGGCACGACACTTGGTTATGGCTACTAACAGGAACCCCTGCGGCGCAGTCGCCTATGGATGCTTACGGACTAGCTAAGATAGTAAACCCAAACAACGTACCCAAATATATAGGCGCGTTTAAAGACCAAGTTATGCTAAGACTTACCCAGTTTAAGTTTGTGCCAAGAAAAGACGCGCAAGCTACAGTATACAAAGTCTTACAACCTGCCATTCGATATACAAAAGAAGAATGTTTAGACTTACCAGAGCTTGTCTATACTGAACGTGACACACCTATAACCCCCCAACAGAAAAAGTATTACGAGCTATTAAAAAAAGAAATGCTTTTTGAAGCCGCAGGGGAAGAAGTCAGTGCGGTTAATGCGGCTGTTAAAATGAATAAGTTATTACAAGTCAGTTCAGGGGCGGTGTATAGCGATACTGGAGAGGTTATTGAGTTTGACTGTTCAGTACGACTTAAAGAAATGACAGAAATAATAGAGCAGAGTAGCCATAAAGTTTTAATATTTGCAAATTTTAAGCATGGCATTGTCACAATAAAAAGACACTTAGATAAGCTAGGCATACCCTCAGACGTAATACACGGGGGGATTACCGCGCCCAATAGGGCGAGAATATTTAGTGACTTTCAAACAACTCAAAATATTAGGGTGCTTATTATTCAGCCTAAAGCCGCAGCTCATGGGGTGACCCTACATGCGGCTAACACCATAATATGGTGGGGGCCTATAACAAGTACGGAAACTTATTTACAGGCTAACGCCCGTGTACATAGAGCTGGACAGAAAAACCCCTGCACAGTGGTCCATCTAGTAGGCAGTCAAGTAGAGCGTACACTTTATACAAACTTAACTACCATGACCACAGCGCAAACTACTTTACTAGATATGTATAAAAATATAGTTGGACTTATTTAAAATACTTTGCTATCTTTACACCACCTTACGAGCTTCGTAAGAGATTAACTGGAGAAGACCATGACAGATATACCCGCGGATAAGCTAGTCTCTGCTTATATAAGGCTTAGAGACGCAAGAAGTAAGATACTTAAAGAGTTTGAGGAAAAAGACTCTGAGTTAAAAGCCCAACAGGATATGGTGTCTGACCACTTACAAGACCTTTTAAAAATTGTCGGTGCAGATAACATAAAAACCAAGCACGGCACAGTGACACGCACTATAAAGACTAGATACTGGACTAGCGATTGGTCTAGCATGTTTGAGTTTATTAAAGCCAATGACGCTATGTATCTTATGGAGCAAAGGCTTCATCAAACAAACATTAAAAAGTTTCTGGAAGATAACCCAGATCAGTTGCCCATAGGGCTTAACAGTGACAGCCGATATACGGTGTCAGTACGTAAATCAAAGTGAGGACACGATGAACATTGACGAGGTATTAGACGAGGGTTATGATAAGTCCCTCACTGATGACCAGTGGTTATCCACTGCGGAAGTAGTAAAACTCTTAGACGTAAGCCGACAAACATTAGCGTCCTTTAGAAATAAAGGACTAGTAAAAGCCTACCGAAAAGGTTTAAGCAATAAAAATATGTACAGTAAAAAAGAACTAACCGATTTAATAACCAAAGCAAACACTATCAGGAGCATATAACATGTCAAACGAAATTTCTTTATTCCGTGAAGCGGCCGCAGTAATCCCAGCACACTTACGTACAGGTGCATTAGATGATTTAACTAAAAGTCTTATGGGTGGTGGAGGCGTTAGTAACAAACGTATCTCTATTAAAGGGAATGTTTTCCGTATGATTGTTGACGGTCAAGAGGTGATGAAAAACGAAGACCGTTCAATGGATATAGTAGTTATTAATGCAGCACCTAAGACAAGCAGGACTTTTTATGCGGATACTTTTAAAGAAGGTGAAATCACTCTACCTTCTTGTTGGTCTAACGATGGTGTTAAACCTGACCCTACTTCTGAAAAAGTACAAGCCAGCGCCTGTGCATTGTGCCCACAAAACATAGCAGGATCAGGACAAGGTACATCAAGAGCCTGTAGGTTTAGCCGTAGGCTAGCAGTAGTAATTGGACAGCCAACGGAAGATAGCGATATTTACCAGTTGGTATTGCCCGCACAATCTATTTTCGGTAAAGCAGACAATGGCAAAATGCCTTTAGAAGCGTATGCTAAATTTTTAGGCGGTAACGGTTTAAGCATAACTAGTGTAGTAACTGAAATGCGATTTGATACTAGCTCGGCTACACCTAAACTAACCTTCCGTGCGGTCAAGCCTTTAACCGTAGAAGAAATAGATATAGCGGTGGAAAAAGGACAAAGTCCAATTGCAATACAAGCCGTTAGTTACAACCCCGGCGCTATAGACGGGCAAGCTAAAAAAGAAAAGGAACTACCTTTTGAACAACCAGCAACACCTATATTTCGCGAACCTGTAGCAGAAGCTGCACCAGCGCCTACCGTAAGGGAGAAAAAAGCAGCTCCTGCTGTTAAAGACCTAGCAGATGTGTTAAATCAATGGGGCGATGACGAAGACTAAACCTTTGTCATAGTTTATTTTAGGGGGATTCGTCCCCCTTTTTGTCCTTTTAATTTACACAGGCACGGTTATGACACGGAGAGAGTTTTTTAACATGATGTTTAGCTCAACAGGCTACATCAATATAAGAGGTCTATACTACGATCAGACCCGTGGTTTCCCAGTATCTAAATTTTTTGCCTCTTTAGATCAAGCCGATGCGTATATTGACTCTTTATTAGAGCAAGGTAGAGAAGTTTACTTTGGCACTCCTGCTTTTGTCGATGATACTAAACAGGCGAGTGTATCTAATATCGCCTACCACCGCTCCTTTTTTGTTGATATAGACTGCGGAGCAACTAAGCCGTATAAAACTAAGAACGAAGGTATTAAAGCCCTATATACGTTTTGCACGCACGTAGGGCTACCTATACCTACCTTAGTGGATTCAGGTAATGGTATACATGCATACTGGTTTTTGACTGAAAATGTACCTTACGATTTATGGAAACCTGTAGGTATTAACTTAAAAGAAAAAACACAAGAGTTTGGGTTCCATGCAGATAGTAGTGTAACAGGGGATGGGGCGCGTATCCTACGAGTGCCTGATACTTTTAACACTAAAGACCCACTTAAAAAGAAAAGCGTAGTTATAAGAAATGTTTCAGAGCCTATATCTTTTGCGGACTTTTCAGACAGTATACCTCCCGCTATATCGCACAGTAATTTAGCNTCAACAGATGAACTGACTAAAAGTTTGATGAGCAATGGTGAGCAGTCACCTAGCAAGTTTGAAATAATACTGCGTAAGAGTCATAAATATGTGACCAACCAAGAAAAAGTAAAAACCATCGTTACGGATAAGGAAGGTAATGAAGAAGTTAGTTTTAAGAATAAGATATTTGAGCGTTGTGCGGGATGCCCTCAGATACTAGATGCCTATAAAAATAGAGCTACGTTAGAAGAGCCTATGTGGTGGGCGGTATTATCTATAGCTAAAGCCTGTACTGACGGTGATGAGTACATTCACATAATATCTAAAGGACATCCAGGATACAGCGAAGCACTGACTGAATCTAAAGCAGATAGGTTCAAAGGTCCACGCACCTGCCTATACTTTCAACAAATAGCTCCTGATGGATGCAAAGGATGTATCCATAAAGGAAAAATAACAAGCCCTATCCAGTTAGGGAAATATACAGAATTAGCCACGCCAACGGATAACATACTAGAAGACATAGTCCATGATGGACTTAAACAAAACGTAACTATGGAAGCCCCGCACACATATCCGTATGGGTGGGCTAGACGGGCGACAGGAGGTGTCGTCAAACTATCAATAGAAAACCAAGACGATGAGGAAGCATCTAATGAACAAGCAGAAGATGTTATTTATGAAAATGATCTTTGGGTTAAAAAACGCTTAGACGATCCACATTGCAGTGGATCTTCGGTTCAGGTAGTACATGTAGCGTCACAAGGGCTCAATGAGCCTAAGAAAGTCATAGAGTTTATTATGCCCCTTACTGATATAAGTAAAAGAGATAGATGTCAAGAGATACTAGCTTTTCATGGGGTATATAAGGCTATATCCCCTAGAAGTTTAGGGTTACTTCAACAATANTTTATGGATTGGATAGAGATGTTAGAAAAGAAAGCTGGCAAACCAGAACAAGCACGGGCTCAATTTGGGTGGCATGATGATAACACCTGTTTTGTTATGGGTAATCGTGAAATAGCGCAGGGTAAAGGCATACTATTTAGCCCCACTTCTGCTGTTGCAGATGAGATAACCCCCCTGTACCAACGTATGGGTACTTTAGAAGTATGGAAAAGCATTGCAAACCTCTACGCTAAAAAAGGTAATGAGGCTAGGGCGTTTGTTTTATTCTTAGGTTTCGGTGCGCCGCTATATAACTTCTTAAACATGGGTAGTATGACTGTGCATCTTACAAACTCGGCATCTGGGGTAGGTAAAACAACCGCTCAGAAAATGGCGGGCAGTATTTGGGGACATCCAGAAGATACTCTTATGCTTAATAAGGACACAGTTAATGCTAAGTTTCATAGGTTTGGTGTACTTAGGCATCTACCTTTATTGATTGATGAGATCACTAACATGGACCCAGATAAGTTAAGTGACTTTGTATTTGATATATCCCAAAACAAGGGTAAAGAACGTATGTCATCTCATACGAACACCCTACGCAAGAATAAAACATCATGGGATACCATAGCTATTACTTCAGGGAACAATAGTTTATACGACACCCTTAAGAGTCATAGAACCTCAGTAGAGGGGGAGATGTACCGTATTATGGAATTGGCTATAGACGGGGATGAAAGTATGACCAAAGAAGAATCAGACGTATGGTATGAACGACTACTACCTGAAAACTATGGCATGGCGGGAGAAGTCTATATGGAGTACGTGGTTGAAAACTTACCTGCTGTTATTAAACGCATGAATGAAGTGCAAAAAGAATTTGATAAGCGTGCGGGTTTTAAAAGTAAAGCNAGGTTCTATTCTGCATGTTGTGCAGCGGCTTTTACTGGCGCTGAAATATCTAAAAAACTAGGGCTTCATGATATAGATGTAGNGTCTATTATGAAATGGGGGGTGAAGACTTTAGGCACTATTCAAGATACAGTAAAAGAGTGCAGCTCTGACGACTCTATGGCGGTATTAGGCCGCTTTTTAAACGAGCATAATAGGAATGTCTTGGTAGTTAATGGGGGCAGCGTCACTATTAACGATGTTATTTTAAATGAACGCCCTACTAAAGAAGCTATGGGGGCATTGGTCGTGCGCGTTGAACCTGACAGTAACCACATGTTTATAGCAAAGAGCGCGTTAGAAAAGTGGTGCGCAGAACGTAGGGTACCCGTGCGTAGTTTTTATACGGACATAGAAAATAAAGGTATTGTGATAAGCCTTAAAACGCGCAAGCGTTTAGCTGAAAATACAGAGTCTGCTGGTGTTCCAGTTCCTGTACTCTGGTTAGACACCACAAAGCTAAGTGGTGAGCATGTAAATAATTGACAAGGTAGTATCGCGTGCTATTATGATAGTGCGCTTATATAGTGTTTTCTCCGTTGGTTTTGCCCCGCTTTACGCGGGGCTTTTTT